CTTCGTTCTTATCAAACGCGCCGGGTGGCAACTTTGCGCTAACGCCAGACCAGCAAACTTTCTTTCAAGCGGAACGCAACTTTATCAACGCTGTTTTGCGTCGTGAATCCGGCGCTGTTATTAGCGATGAAGAGTTTTCAAACGCTCGTAAGCAGTACATCCCGCAACCGGGAGATAGCGCCCAAGTGCTTGAGCAAAAGCGCCGTAACCGCGAAACAGTCAAACGATCTTTCTCGCGTGACGCAGGCCCGTCGTATCAGCCCGTCATTGATCTGCCGCCGAGGTAATCAGCAATGCCGACATACCGCATTGAGGGGCAAGTTTACGATGCAACGTCACCTGACGAGGCTTACGCTAAGCACGATCAATTTAAGGCCAAAAAGCCGCCTACCGCTCGCCCAGCAGCGCCAACGCAAAGCAAATTAGGTACGGGCCAAATGCTTGCCCAAGCCGTTGCCAATTTCCCGAGCAGCGCGTATGAGCTTGGGAAGTCCACGTTTGAGGCTGTCACTAGCCCCATTCAAACGGGCAAAGCTATTGTTGATTTGGGCAGTAGCGTTTTGGGCAAGATGGGTGTTACCGACGCCAGCCCCGAAATGGCAGACCGTGTTGGTCAGTTTTACAAAGACCGATACGGTAGCGTAGAAAACGCCAAAACCACGTTTGCTAGTGACCCTGCCGGATTTTTGGCAGATGCCGCCACTATTTTGACGGGTGCTGGCGGTGCGTTGCGCGCTGCACCTAGGGCAATGGGCCGGTCAGGCGGCGCTGTTTCTCGCGCTGGTGAGAAGCTGCAACGAGTAGCCGATGTGGTTGACCCCCTATCGGTTGCCACAAAAACCGTCAAAGGCGCTGGCAAATTAACTTCAGCGGGGCTTGGATTTACAACGGGTACGGGCGCTCGCGCCGTTGAAGAATCCGCTAAAGCCGGGTTTAAAGGCGGCAAGCAAGGGCAAGCGTTTGTCGCTCAAATGCGCGGCAACGAGCCGGTGCAGGCGGTCGTTGATGAGGCTGGTCAAGCGGTTGATGTGTTGCGGGAGCAACGTGGTCAGCAGTACCGATCCGGCATGGCTAACGTTTCGCAAGACGCTACCGTTTTGGATATGGCCCCAATTCGCTCTGCATTTAACCAAATTCAGCAAATGGGTCAGTATCGAGGTCGGTCAGGCAGCGGCGCTGCTCAAACGCTTAATGAGCCTGCCGTTGATGCCGTTAATAAACTCAACAAAATTATTACCGATTGGGAAAACCTTGATCCCACAGAGTTCCACACCCCAGAGGGATTGGATGCTCTTAAGAAAAAGATTTACAACCAATCAAAGGGCTATCAGCCGGGAACTCCAGAGCGTCTTGTAGCTGACCAAATGTACAAATCGGTGCGTCAGGTTGTCGCAAACCAAGCGCCGGAATACACGCGGGTAATGAGCGATTACGAGCAAGCAACTGACTTGTTGCATGAGCTTGAAAAATCGCTATCTATCTCTGACCGCGCAACAGCCGATACGACGCTTCGCAAATTGCAATCAATTTTGCGTAACAACGCCAACACCAATTACGGTCAGCGCGTTGCGTTAGGTGAGCAGCTTGTTGGGGCTGGCGCGGAAACTTTGTTCCCACGATTGGCGGGTCAGGCGATGAGTTCTGCGTTGCCCCGTAGCTTGTCTGGTCAGCTTACTGGCGCAGGCGTAGCCACCAACATACTGCAAGACATTCCCACTGCTTTAGCAGAGCCAAACACTCTGCTGCTTGCCGGATTAACTAGCCCTCGCGTTGTTGGCGAAACGGTTTACGCTGCCGGTCAAGCCGTCGGTAAACCCGCTCAACTTGCCAAGCTGTTAGCGCAGCGCGGCGATGAGTTGGTGCGCCGTAATCCAGAAATGGCAATGGCCGTGGACATGGCAAAGCGGGCTGGCGGCAAAGTCGATCCTAGAACAGCAAGACTGTTGGCATATCAACTGGCGCAACTTGACCGTGCGACAGAGGAGGAAGAAAAGTGAGTTTCAACGGTTCCGGCACATTTCTCATCAATACGGCGGGTCAGCCTGTCGTATCAGGCACCGTCATTAGCAGCACGGCCTTTAACGCCCTGACCGCTGACCTTGCCACGGGTCTTTCCACCTGTTTGACCAAGGACGGTCAAACCACGCCGACCGCCAACATCCCGATGGGTAACAATAAACTCACGGGGTTGGCTGTAGGCACGGATGCCACGGACGCCTCTACGCTTGCCCAAGTGCAAAGCACGGTCGTTAAGCTGATCGGCTCCGTGTCTGGTACGAATACCATCACAGGCTCGTTGACGCCCGCTTTGGCCGCCTATGCCGCAGGTCAAATGTTTTATTTTGTAGCAGCTGGCGACAATACCGGCGCTGTCACGCTTAACGTCAACAGCCTTGGCGCTAAGAACGTCACCAAAAACGGGACAACAGCGTTATCGGCTGGTGACATCAAGTCAGGTCAAACGGTTGCGGTCATTTATGACGGCACTCGATTCCAAGTTATAGGGACGGGCGGTCTGACCGGAACTACAGATAACGATAAAACAACGCTGGGCATTAACGCTGGAGATAGCATTACCTCTGGCGCGTACAACACAGCGCTTGGCTACGACGCAGGAACCGCTTTGACTACGGGCGGCACTTCTACGGCGGTGGGCGCGTTTGCCGTTAAATCTGCCACTACGGCAAACCACAACACGGGCGTTGGCTATAACGCCATTCTTTACCCGACCGGCGCAAGTAATACGGCGTTAGGCTCTTTTGCAATGCAAGGCGCGTCGGGGTCAACGGCGGCAGAAAACGTCGCCATTGGCAATTACGCAATGGAAGTCGTTACAACGGCTGGAGCGTGTACCGTTATTGGTTACCAAGCCGGTGACTCTATTACGACTGGATCGTGGAACACGCTTATTGGTCACTCATCTGGTAATGCAGTCACCACAAGCGTTTCCAACACCGCTGTTGGTTATAACACGCTGCGAAATGTCACAACGAGCAATAACAATACAGCGCTTGGCGATAGTGCATATCAAACCGGCAATTACTCAAACTCAAGTTGCATTGGTTATAGCTCGGCCGTAACGGGAAACAACCAAGTTCAGTTAGGCAATTCAGGCACCACAACGTATGCGTATGGTGCTGTCCAAGATCGTTCAGATGCTCGGGATAAAGCCGATATTCAAAGCACCGACCTTGGACTTAACTTCATCATGGCATTGCAGCCGCGCAAATTCCGTTGGGATATGCGTGAAGATTACAGGCCGCCGATGCCCGGCCCAGATGCAACCAAGGAAGAATGGGCTGCATATAGCGAAGCCTGCAAATTAGAGAACCTAACTCATGACGGTACGCATAAGCGCAACCGCTTTCACCAAGGTTTGATTGCTCAAGAAGTCAAAGCCACGATGGATGCGATGGGCGTAGATTTTGGTGGTTATCAAGATCACAAAATTAACGGTGGTCAGGATGTTTTGACGATTGGTTACGAGGAAATGATTGCCCCGTTGATTAAGGCCATTCAAGAATTGAAGGCCGAGTTTGACGCTTACAAAGCAACCCACCCTTGATAGGAATAAAGCATGACGACTGTGCAGGATTTGGAGGTCACCGTGACTAGTCACATTGACGTTTGCGCGGTGCGCTATGAAGCCATTAATGCCCGCCTCAAACGCCTTGAGCAACTGGTTCTGAAGGTTGGCGGTGCCATCATCATCGTATTGCTTGGCGCACTTGGCAGCATGGGGATGTTGCTGTTGGAGGCGTTGCAGAAGTGAATATGCAGAAGATTGTTGATATGTTGTTTCCGGTGCTGTTGGCCGCTGTCGGCTGGCTGCTGTCGGAGATCACATCGTTCAACAATCGCCTGATCGCCATAGAGGGTAAGATGCCCGCCCTAATTACGCCAGAGGGCGTACCAACGGACAGCCCCATCAGCGCCGCTAATCGCCAAAAGCAAAAGGAAGAACTGTTAGATAAGATTTACGACCTGCAACTGCGGGTCAAATTGCTTGAGGAACGCAACAAATGATGACGATGATTAGCACGTTCTTGTCGTTTCTCGCAGGCGGCCTTCCTAAGATTCTTGAGATTTTCCAAGACCGCCAAGATAAGAAGCACGAGCTTGCCCTTGTTGCCGCCCAAAAGGAGCGCGAACTAGCCCTTGCAGAGCGGGGGTTCATCGCGCAGGCACGGGTTGAGGAAATCAAACTAGAGCAAATCCAGACTCAAACGGCAGGCGAGGAACGCCAAGCCCTGTACCAGCACGACGTTGAGATCGGCAAAGGCGCATCCCAATGGATGATTAACCTTCGCGCCTCGGTGCGCCCGGTCGTTACCTACATCTTTGTGCTGGAACTAGTCGCTATCAACATTGCAGGCGTCTGGTATGCCTACAACACGGGTGTACCGTTTGCCGCTGCAATGGCTGAAGTGTTCTCTGACGACGAAATGCTGATTCTGAGCAGCATCATTGCTTTCTGGTTTGGTACGCAGGCTTTCAGCAAAAAGTGAAGGTCAGCGCTGAACTTATCAATCTTGTAAAGCATCACGAGGGCGTAAGGATGCGCCCTTATCGGTGTCCGGCCCTGCTATGGACGGTCGGGGTCGGCCACGTTATTGATCCTAGCCACGCCAAGGTGCCGTTTGAGGAACGACGGGATTTACCGATACCCGAGGGTTGGGATCGCAACATCACGATGGACGAGGTGGACGCTATCCTTGCTCAAGACCTTGCGCGGTTTGAGCGCGGCGTGGCCCGACTTTGCTCTTCTGCTGTTAATCATCAAGGCCGGTTCGACGCACTCGTTTCATTCGCTTTCAACGTGGGCTTGGGCAATCTTCAAAGGTCTGGGCTTCGCATGAAGCACAACCGCGGTGAGTTTGACGCTGCTGCTGACGAGTTCATGAAATGGTCAAAAGCCGGTGGTAAGGTATTGAAAGGACTTGTAAATCGTAGGCGAGATGAGCAAAGATTGTATTTGAGGGGTTGATATGCCAAAGAAAATCCCCGTTGTGCAGATGAACGAAGGCTCTTGGTATAGGGTGAAGGGCTATACCTATACCGAGTGCTGCGACTGTGCGCTAACGCACAAAGAAGAGTACAGACTTGTTGACGGACACTTGGAGTGGAGAGCCGAGTTAGCCCCAGAAGTTACCGCGAAACGCCGAGAAGAACTTGGCATCACGGTTAAGAGGAAGGCTAAACGTGACCGCAAGAAAGGCAACTGACGAACAGATATTGCAAGCCTTACAAGATTCAAAAGGCGTTAGGTCGGCGGCAGCGCAAAAGCTCGGGATTAACATCAGAACCTTGCTGAATCGCATACAGGATATGCAAGGCAAGGGTATTAGCGTCCCCGGCTCTACCTACCAGCAAAATACTTATGTGCCGCGTGATGATTTTGAGTTTACCCCGTTGCCCAACGACGACGTTCCCATTGAGGAACTGATTGAGCAGCGTAAGCGCAAGTTCCTGCATAAGCGCGAACACGAAGAAGCATCCAAGCTTATCCCTATACGCATCAAGCTATCCGGCCCAATTGGGCTGCTGCACTTCGGTGACCCGCACGTTGACGACGATGGCTGCGACATTGAGGCTATCGAACGCCACACCGCCCTCGTAAACGCCACAGAGGGGCTATTTGCCTGCTCGGTGGGGGATACCACGAACAACTGGGTCGGACGTTTAGCAAGGCTTTACGGCGAGCAAGCGACATCTGCAACACAGGCATGGCGGTTGGCCGAGTGGTTTGTAAACCGCTGCCGGTGGCTTTACATGATTGCCGGAAACCATGACTTGTGGTCAGGCGCGGGTGACCCGCTTAAATGGATCGCTAAATACAACAACTCGCTGTACCGAGGGTCAGAAGCTCGCATTGCGTTGCGGTTCCCTAACGGGTCAGAAGTGCGAATAAACGCTCGGCATGACCACAGCGGGTCAAGCGTGTGGAACCCCGCCCATGGCCCCATGAAAGCCGCCATTATGGGAACGCGGGATCACCTTTATATCTCGGGCCACAAGCACCACAGCGCCTACAGCGTCCTTAAAGATGCAATATCTGGCATAACGATGCACACGGCTCGCGTGGCGTCGTACAAGATTTATGACCGATATGCCAAAGAGCGTGGATTTGCAGACAACACGCTTTCACCTTGTGCGCTGACGACTATCAATCCTGATTTGCCTAATGACCATCCAGATCTCATAAAAATCTGGTGGCAGCCAGAGGAAGGCGCGGAATACCTGACATGGCTACGCAGTCGGTAGATTGGCAGCGGTTTGACCCGTGCCAGTTGTGTGTGTTCTTCTGCCCAGCCAACGGCGAGGGGTATTACTGCTCACACCCCGAGGTAAAGGATTTCTTAAAAGGGGTCTGCAAGTGCGAAGGCCGCTATTTTTTGCAAACCCGCTCGTTTAAGTGGCCGCCCGAGGGGGATGGCTGAGGGACTAGGATTCGAACCTAGATAACAGGGATCAAAACCCTGTGTCCTGCCGTTAGACGATCCCTCAACGGTTCAGCAAATACTCAATCTCGTTACGCAACGTCTTAATCTCTAACTCTAGCAGCGTGGCTTCTTCGTGTAGCCCCATGCGCCTCATGGCTACGAACGCATTAGAGAGCCTGTCGCCCTGTTTCTGACCATACCCCCAAGGGATGCG